TGCTTTTAGTAACTTTTTTCATTTTCATTACTGTATCTCCATGTCTAAGGCATCGTTATATAAACTATTCATTAAAGTTTTTAGCTGATCTTTATCTAAATCAGTGTTCACACCATCTATATAACTTGCCATTAAGTCAGTCGTATTTTCTATATCTTCCACATTAGTCAGTACATTCTCACCCAAGAATTCAGAGAAATTTTCAGCTATTTTTAAATCATGTGTCTTCAGCTCTGATATTCGTTCAATAAACTTATCAAACATAAATGGGTTCGACTTATTACCCACAATTACTTTAACAAATTTATCTATACATGTATTTATATCGTAATTTTTATAATCGTAATTAGTATCATCATACTGAATTTTTTCAAACATTTTTAATGGATTACCAATTCTTTCTATTTCTTGGGTATCTGTGTCAAATATATGAAAATATTTTTGGTCACCAGCATCAGCCCAAGTGAATTCCATTTGGCATCCTAAGTATCTAATATTACCTTGTTGTGAACTTGCATGATAATGACCAGATAAACATAAATCATAATGCTTAAATGGTTCCACACCCATACCATGACCCATAGGTTGTTTAATACCCCTCATCATTTCAAATCCTTGTAATTCTAGATGAGCCATTAGTATACCTTTATTCTTTGCAACAAATTCCATAGAGTGGTCATAATTCTCTGGATTAATCCAAGGGAGCAAATGAATATCCAATCCATCATAATTTATCGTTGAAGGCTGCATTATAATATTAATATTGCTTGTATAATATCCTAATAATTCTTTAAGAGAACAAAGAGAATTTGTATTCTTATGAAATACATCATGATTCCCTGGAATTATATCCATATTCATACCAGCTTGTTTCATAGGCTCTAGAAAATGTCTTCTATTTTCTCTTAAAGCTTTAAAGTTTACAAACTTACGATGGTCATAATAATCACCTAAATGAATAATCTGTTTTATATTATTATTTTTACAGTAAGGAAAAAATATTTCCTCATAAAATCTTTTTTGAAAATTTATGAATACTTCAGAAGAATTCCTGACACCACAATGGGTATCATTTAATAAAGCTATCTTCATTTTTTACCTTCAAAGGACCAATGGATAACTCTATTTTTAAGTTCCCTTGAAGAAAATGGATGATGACGATTATTATAAAATGTTTGTATTTCTAAATCATCACCTGTAAATCTTTTATCATGATAATCTGCACCAACAAATCTTATATCAGGCATTTTAAGTTTAAGTAAATTAATTAAATCTTCTTCATTTTCATATGGTATAATCTCATCAACGTACTTTACACCTGATAATTGTATATGTCTTTCCATAAGAGTTTGAACTGGTAACTTACCCTTTTTAACTGGTGCAGTATTAATACCACATATTAAATAATCACAATGCTTCTTACACTCACGTAACATTTCTATATGTCCGGCGTGTAATAAATCAAATGGTGAACATGTAAATCCTACTTTCATCTTATTTCCTTATTAATTAAAATAGCTTCTTCTAATAATTTTAATGGTGAACCAGCTCTTGAAGCAGAAGTAGCAAAAGCTAATGTATCTTTTGGAAGACACTTACCGCCAAATCCATATTGCATATCAGTACCTGGGACCATCATATGACTATCACCAATACGTTCATCAAGACTTATTAATTCTGTAAGTGAATCAAATTCTGAATCTGTTATTCTAGTTACAGATTTATTATATACAGCTTTTAATTCATTAAAGAATATAACCTTTGTTGCAAGGAAACTATTAATAGCATATTTTGCAAAAGCTGCATTTTTCATTGTGGTGAATCGTACTTCATCTATATAAATTGATTGAATAAATATTTCATACCAAAATTTAGATTGATGTCCACCAAAGATAGCAAACCTTTGTTCTTGAAATTCATCTATTGAATCAGCTTCAGTCAAAAATTCTGGATTATATGTTAAAAACTTATCATCTTCAAGTAACTCAACCAATTCAATTGATATAGTTGACTTAATAAGGATAGGCATTTCAGGTTCTTCTATACGAATACTTGTTATATATTGTTCAACCAACATATCATCACATTCACCTGTTGGTCCCTGGGGTGTAGGTAGACATAATATAATACCATCAAATTCATCATATGATTTATCATTTTCCCAACCTTCATCGGGGTCATGTATATCTACAAAATTATTTTCTCCTAAACCATTATATACTGCTTTACCAACAATACCATAACCAATTAATAATAAATTTTTTAATATCAAGCAGTAACCTCCATGAATAATTCTAATCCTTTTTTCTTCTTTTCTTTCTCTTCCTTTTTAAAATCTTTAATTGCTTTATCAGTCTCTCTAATCTTACCAATCTTTTCGCGTAGGGTGTCGAGGAATGATTGGTCAATAGGACTATTTACATCAATAGAAGCTACAAAATCTTCAATGTTTGCTTGCTCCATAAATTTAAATTTAATATCTGTTTGTTTCTTTTCTTTTACAATTCTACGTATAAAAGCAAAGTAAGCAATTTGAGTAAAATATGAGAACGCATTAGGCTTGCCCGTACGGGTAGCTGTGTCGATATTATAATTGTATATAGCTTTTAAACAATTTTCAACACCATCCATTACCATTTCATCACGATAAGTATATCGTACAAAGTTTGGTTTATGGGATAGGCCTTCGCATATTTTCATAAAGCATATTGCAATATAATCAGGTATTACTGGATTCGAATCACCATTAGCTTTAGCTGTATTAGCTTCAGTTACATAATCGACTACTGCATAACTAAATTCACGATTATTTACGTAATGGGGTTTATCTCTAGGTTTAATTTTTTCAGGCATTGTATTTCCTATATTTGTGCGAATAATATGTATATTATATCATAGAAAAGAGGGATTGTAAACAGTTAAACTAAAAAAGAACTGCTGCATTTTCAGTTATTTTCATATTTATTTTCCGCTAACTGTTTACTTTTGCCATAAACTATGATATAATAAGATAGTACTGCCGGGGAGGCTGGATATAGAGATTAATGGACTGTAGAAGTACCTGCGATAGTAGCTATGGCAGGTGGTCTAGATGGTGTTTCTATTCCTTCTATTTGGTCTAATAATATCTTCATATAATAAGCTTTAATATCCGTACTTACTTCTGATTCAAACATAACATTATCGATATCAATGTGATGTACTTGAGATTCACTAAAAGGTAGGAATGGAGTAAATACTAACTGTTGGTCATCTTCTACTGAGAGGCGCATCGGTTCTTCCAATGAAAGCTGGTCTGTATCATTGTCATGTACATATGCAATAATAGACTCCCCTGAGACTAATTTTAATAGCCTTACAGGTACTTCTGCCAAAGTTGCAGGAAATGTCTTTTTAATATCTTCCATATACCTATTTATAATAATTTAACTTCGTGTATCTTAAATTTGAACTTTTCTTTACTATATATTTTAACCCTTTCAGCACTATGAGTAAGGGTATAATTCTTATTTGCTTTCCAATGTAGGTCATCTGCAATGTCATATAACACCGTATCTTGATTTGATTTTCTTAATCCTCTACCAACTGATTGTAATACTCTTATCTGGCTCTTACTAGGAGAGGCAAATATTATATTGTGAAGGTTAACTATATTTACTCCTGTAGAGAATGTACCATAAGAACAAACAAGAATAGCGTCCTTTTCTTTCTCGGTGATAGCTCTTATTTCTTCACGTGTATCAGCTGCGACCTTACCACTTACGAAAAACACTTTTCTTTTGCCTATTCCCCATAATCCCTCAGCAGCTTCATTTATTAATCTATATAGTGGTTCACCATGTTTCTCTACAAATTGAAATAAAATTAATGTATTACCTTTAAGGTCTAGCGCTAAATTCTTTATAAAGTTATTTCGTTTAGATGATGTAACTAACCAATCCACTTCATCTTGGTATTTCATTTTACTTACTTCTTTACAATATTCATCTTTATATTTTAAAAGTAATATATCAATA